GATGATATGAACACCCGAGGAAAAACCACCATCAACCTGCCCAGAAAAGGCAATATTCACAACAGGGATATCCGTCTGAATTTCATCACCTTCTTTGAAGATAAAGGAGTCTTCAAGAACTGATTGCTCCTTTGAAAACCCTATTTTTTTGAATTTTTCAAGCAAGGCATTTTTACTCATAATAATTTCTCATATTTTAAAAATAGAAGATTTTAGCACACTTGTAAGTCATTGATTTTAAAGGTTTTTTCAAAAACATGCGTTTTCTTTGATTTTGGGGGTTACTACCCTACATGGTCGAAAAAACATCAAAAAACACCCTTGTAAGTTATTGATTTTAAAGGATAATTTTTTTGAAAAAATGCGTTTTTTCGAAAGATACATATTTTTGATGGTCATTTGCCTTGGGATGTCTTGAATCCGGAATTTTCGTTCCGATATTTGAACTTCCAAGGTGAAACCAAGTTATATTTTTCCTTATCCTTATATTGAACGACCGCGATTCTTGGGTGTGGTAATCTGTCAATCAGGGAAACCATTCCCCATGATTCAAGGAGCTTGACGATTTCATTTCTGGTAAGGATATCCCGAAGATTCAGGTTCTTACCTTCCCCATCAAGGGTTTCGAGTTCCTTGTAGTGGGCGATGAAATATCTGTCATTCTTATAGAGACAGTAACACAATTGTTTGATTGTTGTACCATCGTCCATCGGCTCGCCGATTCGTGTCAGGGTTTCGCAAAGTTTCAGAAACTGATCCTTGTCAAGATCCTGAATCTCAACCCCAAGTTTCAGTGGGATGGTATTAACTCGAACCGGTCTTGTATTCATGAAATTCTTCATTTTTCTTTTTCCATAGATTCCTTGATATAGTTCCATTGGGATTCAGACAACAATCGGGAATATTCCTCGGCTTTTCGGAGATTGACCTGATAGAACTCCGAGATTGTCTTGATACGTTCCGTGACAACATCAGCCTTTGCCCATCGCCCGTATTGTTTCTTTCTTGGTAAGAGGGTATAAAGGATTCGAAAGTGAAGCTCATTTGGTATATCCGAGAGTTCATTCATCACCTCTGCATACCCAATTGTTTCTGGAAACTGGGACAACGCTCTGCAAACAAGAAACTTGTTATATGATGTCTCAAAGAACCTATTATTTATCAGTGTATCAAAACCTTCCTTCTTGTACGCGGCATTAAGATAATCAAATGGTGAAGGTTTGGTATCGTCCTTTGATGTTTCTATTTCATCATCGGATTGACGATTGACAAAGTAGTTTTTACCTGACTTCTTGAAGGATATCGGACTAATTGTTTTTTGCATCCTACCCCTCAAATTCAATGTTACTGAAAAAGTCCGAAGCAAAGGCGGTCAGACCAATCTCAATATCCGGACAATTATTGCAATATTTGAGATAGTTTGCAATGAGTATGTAGGCATTTGATATGTTTTCTGGTGTTTGCTTCAATCCGAAATTTAACAGATTCTTGTAGATTTCCTTGAACACTGTATTGTAGTTTGAAACCGCAAGAGCATTGGAAACCCACTTCCGCCAGACATCGAACTTGCCTTCCTTAATCGCCTCAATGAAGGGCGTAACGTCAATTGTTCCGGAAAGGGAGGGTTTTACAACATCAGCATCAATTTTTCCGTCAACAACACTTCCCTGCAAAATCCCAATCATCTTACGGACATCCGGAAAGTTTGTGTTGACAATATCCACAAGGACGCTCTTGTCACACTCAACCCCTTCAGATGAAAGAATTCCTTGAAGCCTCCGATAAAATTGAATTTTCATCTCCCGGGCTTCCGATTTGGAGATGTTGGAAAAGTCAAAAATCTGAAAACGAGACCGGAGATGCTCCGTAATTCTTTCTGGATAGTTACAGGTTGCAATGAAGAAACAATTTTTTGAATAGAGGTCAAGAACTCCCCTCATTGCCTGCATTGAATTGATTGACGTAAAATCATATTCATCAAGAATGATAGCCTTCTTGTTTGTTTCATGAAATGACTTTGTTGACGCATAGTCAACAATTCTATCCCGGAGGGTGTCCAAATTCCGGTCAAGGGATGCATTGATTACAGTGTATGGAATACCCAATTCCTCACAGATCGCCCGGGCAAGTGTTGTCTTCCCAAGACCGGATGATCCACAGAAAAGAAGAGGAGGTATTGCTTTTTCTTCAAGATATTGTTTGATCTTTTTCTTCGTCCGGTCTGGGAGAATTACATCGTCAACCTTGCTTGGACGGTACTTGATTTCCCAAACAAAGGAATTGGCATCGGTTTTGTTCATTATATTTTCCATTATTTTATCCATTCATTACAATATGAGAGAGAGAGAAATCAAGCCATTGCTGCCATGATATATTCGTAGTTTCCATTTTCCGAAACCCACTTGACGCCGATATCGGTAATATTCAGGGTATAGTTGGTATTGGAAAGCATCTTGAATCTGGAAACCTGAAAGCAGAGTGAGAATGGAGAATCCTGTGCTTCATTGGAGATGACAATAACACCTTCCTTGTTTCCATCAATGACCAACCGATCAAAAACCCGAATAGAAATGCCCTCCTTGTTCCCTTCAATCTGAATGTTCGGAAGACCAAGAATCGCCGCAGTTTTGATGACCTGATTCAGTTTTTCCCACGGAACATCACAGGATACCTTGGCATCCGGGAAATCAATTTCATCATCAGGCGGAACATTCAGTTTATCCTTGTTTGAGTACCGAATTCGTACTCCACCTCGTTTTGCCCCATCTTCCCGAATAATAACGTCCTTGTCCGTAAAAATAAAATCCGGGTTCTGGGTGAGATTGGCAATGTTCAGGAGTTCTCCTAAATTATAGAGACAAATTTCGTTCGGAAAACTTTCATCAATGATTGCCTTTGCAAATTCGGAGTCATCCGAGATTGTCGTGATATAGTTCTTATTCGGATAGATCGCGATATTCTGATTGATAGAATTGAAATTCTTAAGAATGGTAATTGTATTCTGGGAAAGTTTCATAATAATTCCTCAAAAATTAATGAACGGTTGGTTCATTTGGATTGATAGTATCCGATAATCTGATAAGAATGTCAAGGACATCGGATGGATATATTGGAGTATCTGTTTTATCAATTGTCAGACGTTTAAATGGATTTGAATTTTCCAAATCAAAGATCAATCCAACCCCATCCCGGCTATAGGCTTCAGAGAAAAATTGATAGACATACTCCAGATTGACGTGTCCGCCGAAGAGCCAATCCATCAATGAGTGATTTTCTGGGGAAGAGACCCAAACCAAAAGATCAAGAAATTTTTGGTCTTCGTCATTCGGAAGATTGGCGGAATTCGAGATGGCAGCCGAAATTGCACTAACCATAACTTCTTTCCTCATTCTATGACAAGCATCATAAGAATAAAGAAGGTACTGTAGTGTATTCTTTTGCGTGGTATCAAGATAGGAGTCCAGAAAGGAATCCCTTTTTATCAGATAGTTATTCAGACTATTGGATACACTACAGTACCTGCTAAATAAATTTTCATCATCACTTTTTATTTTCTTGCTCATAAAAATCCTCTTTCTCGTAAACATCCTAGCGTTTCTTCCGGGGAATGGTGGAGAATCCCAATCCCACCAACAGCATTCCAGTCCATGATGTTCTTGATATAATCATCAATAAGGATGTCCTTTGATGACCGACAGAAAAGTGCCTTCTGTTTCTTATCACGAACAACATTTACCGGAATGTTGTATGGGATATTTTCACACAACCATGTCCGTTTGTCAAGTTCCACGTTCTGGAATATTTCATACTTCGGACAAGCCGTCAAAAATTCAATCCTGTCGCCGTATTTGTTATAGAGCACATCGAGCATAGGGATTGCATTTTCAATCACATGAGGCTTTAGAAAAAGGTGGTCTATCGTCCCGAGTCTTCTCCAGACCTCCTTGTTTGGAAGGATATCTGCATCCTGGATTTGGGTTTTGACAAACCCCCAGAAATCAGCAAAAACCCCATCAACATCAAGATAAATCGTATCAGGCAAAATTCCCCTTTCAATCATAATCAAGATTAACGACCGAGAATCCGGACACCTTTGTGATATTGTACTCGCAATCAAAGGATCCTTTGATTTCCTGTCTGTGTGCCAATACAAAGATATTTTCATCCTGTCTATTAGATCTTGTTCGAAGCATATTGACAAAAATCAGAACGGAATCAATATCAAGGGAATCCATAAAGACCTCATCCAGAAACATCAGATTTGTCTTCAGTGAGTTTTTTGAGATGGCAATGTCCCGCCATGTCATCATCAGGGCGATTCCGATCCTAGCACGTTCTCCGGATGAAAAGGATTCAAACTTCAGGTCATTCTGATATCCGGCAAGGATTTTTTCGTCAAAGGATTCGTCAAAACTAAACTGGATTGGAAGCTCGAGTTCCTCCAAATATTCATTGACAAGTTCATTGATGACAGGAATATAATTCTGAATGATTTTCGTCTTAATTCCATTATCGGATGTAATTCTTACGATCTGTTCAAGATATGCCAGATTATCATTCAGTTCATACACCTTAGCCTCTATCCCAAGGATTTTTTCCTTCAAGCCAGCAATAACCGAGTCTTCAACAGAAAGCCTCTTGCTGGAAGATGGATTTTTTATTTCGTTTATCCGGGCAGTCAGTCTTTCTATCTCTAATCTCTGATTTTCAATATCCCGTTTTAGATAGGTAATTTCGTACTTTGTCTTTTCAAAATTCCTCTCTGCATTTCGGTACATCTCAATTGCAGATTTCCAACGATTGAGTCTGTTTGTGGTTTTTTCCTTTGCCCGGGCAATCAATTCGATCTTTTCTGTCAGAATTCCTTTTTCTCTCTCCGAGAATTCCCGATTGATCGGTTGTCCACATTTCGGACAGGATTCCTTGGACAACAAATCAATCTGTTCCTTTGTTCGTTTTTCATCAAGGCATAGGTCTTGAATGATCTTCCGGGACTTCTCGATCTTTTCCTCAATACCTTTACCGTCAACCTCATTAAGGATTCCAGAAAGTTCACGACCGACAGTCTCCTTGGCATTGAGACCATCTTCGGATACTTTCATGGTTTTTCTTTCTTCCAAGATCCTTTCAGTTAGTTTTGTCAGTTCATCATCATTTCTGGATCTTTCCTTCTTCCGGATTTCTTCATAGGTCTCCAACTGAACCCGGTTTTTGGTAAGTTCAATTTCAATATCGGACAAATCAGTCTTGATTTCAGATAATTCACCCTTTGCAAGGGTATTGATTGTTGAGTAGACACCAATACCCAGAACATCCTCGACAAAGCAACGTCTCTCATTGGCAGAAAGTTGCATAAATGGTTTGAAGTTGACTGATCCAACGAGAACTACCTGACAGAAAGTGACAAAGGAAAATCCCAGGATTGTGTCTTCAAGAAACTTCTGATAATCCCGATTGTGGGAATCTTCAGGTATCAGTTCAGAATCCTGATATATCCGGAAAATTGTTGGTTTTATACCACGTTCAACACGATATTGATGTCCAGAGCAGGAAAACTCAATAGAGACAAAACATTCCTTGTTATTGATGTTGTTTACAAGTGAATTCTTATTTGATGCCCGGAATGGTTTGCCAAAGAGTGAGAAACAGATGGCATCAAGGATTGCTGACTTTCCTGCACCAGAAACACCCGAAATGTGACATGTTCCAAACTTGTCAAGAACAATCCTTGTTTCGGTATTTCCATAAGAAAGGAAATTCTTAAAAACAATATTATTAAAAACAATCATTGATTGCACCAATCATCAAGCAACACTAAATCCACTTCCTGTGCCAGCAGTATCACCACAGGATATTGGATCACCCGATATTGCGACTTCCTTGCCGTTTATAAAGATGTTTGAGGACGCACCGGATTGAAAACGATTTGAGTGGGTATTATCACCATGTTCTTTCTTGTGATCCTGATATAGACAGCCAACTGTGACAACGGGGATTCCGTTCACTGTAAAGTGAGAATCCCCTTCGATGGCAGGTGTCGGAACGTATCCATCCGAACCTGCACTCATGTCACCTTTTAAAATGACGCGTTTACTCATACTGGCGAATATCCAGTGATATTTTCGAAACGACAGGAACGAATTCCATTCTTATCAAAATCCCAAAAGACGAGTCCACTCGTCGATTTTTCATTATCATCGGCTCCGGCAAAGCCAATAAAATTTGGATCGAAGGAAACAGTCCGATGAGCAACTTCACCGTTTTTCTTTGTGAAGTCCAGACGAATTTTTTTGAAGGTCAGAACTTTTTTCAAGAAATCATTTTTAGATGCAATCATGATATTACTCCTTTAGGTCAAATGAAATAATTTGTGTTCTTGTGTGTGATGTTTGTATTTATTTTCGAACACAAGACAATAGTAGCACAACGATATCTTCCCTGTCAACACATTCTTCAATTCAATGTATCTCAAAAACAACACCATTGAATGTAAAAGGAAAGAGGGGATGATAAAAGTTATTGAATTTTTTAAAGAAATTGTTGAAAAGTGTGTAAAATGTTGTTTTTATTGTTGTTGTTATTGTTTTTGTTATATGTGGGTTTTTGTTTAATGTTATTGATTAATATTTTATATAAGCGAAAAGGTTGAAAATTAGCAGTATATAGGTAAGTTATTGATTTTAAAAAGAAATATTAAATTGAAAAATGTTATTGTAACTGCCTAAAAAATA